TTTCCGTGCGCGGCACCAAGCACATCGCGCCGCAGACACCTGGACCAAACTGGGCTTTGCCCTGCATTTGACCTTGATGAGTGCAAACAAAGTAGCACGTGATTTGGGCGCTGATCATGTGGTATTCGCACTGGAAGGGCGTAGCTGGCGCAAAGATCATTACAAACCCTACAAAGCCAATCGTGCAGTGGCACGTGGGCAAATGAGCGAGTCAGAATCTGAAGAAGACAAACTGTTCTGGGAAACCTATGATGAGCTGACTAAATACTTGTCTACAAAAACCAACTGTAGTGTAGTTCGTTGTGCCACAGCAGAAGCAGACGACATCATTGCACGTTGGATTGCTTTACACCCCCAAGACGAACACGTTATTGTCAGCTCAGATTCCGACTTTGTGCAGTTGATTGCACCCAATGTAAAATTGTACAATGGCATCAACGATCACTTGTTCAGTACTGAGGGTGTCACAGACGCAAAAGGCAAAAACTTGGCATTCACTATTGAGAGCAACAGCAAGATCAAGGTTGGCAAAGCCGATGCCAACTTTGTGCCTCCCCCTGACTATCAGAAATGGGTGTTGTTCTTGAAGTGCATGCGTGGTGATCCGGGTGACAATGTGTTCTCGGCCTATCCAGGTGTGCGTGTGAAAGGCACAAAGAATCAAGTGGGACTGACAGAAGCATTTGAAGATCGTGATCGCAAAGGCTATGCGTGGAACAATCTCATGTTGCAACGTTGGATGGACCATGAACAGGTGGAACGCAAAGTGTTGGAAGATTATGAACGCAATCGTACCCTGATTGATCTCACCGCACAGCCTGATGCGATCAAAGCTGTAGTAGATGAAGCCATACGTGAGCAGATTAGCCACAAAGATGTGGGCATGGTAGGTGCGCACTTTTTGAGATTCTGTGGCAAATATGAACTCACCAAACTCAGCGACTATGCAGATGCCATTGGTCGCTGGTTGAATCAAACATACAAAGGAGTATTAGATGATCGAAGCCAAACCCATAGTGGATAAAAAGTATTGGATCTTGAAGCAAGACAATCGCAAGGTTGGTGTGGTAGAAGCCGAAGCCGACGGCTACACTGTGCGCATCAATGATCAAGTGGGCAAGTTCAAAACCATTCCCATGGTGCGAAAGCAGGCCAACATTGAGTTTGCACCACCTGAGAAAATCACAAAGCCTGCACCAGACCAAGTGCATGGATTTGAAACAGGATGCAGAGCATTCAACCCCATGTGGGATGTCAAGCACAGATTGCCATTGTTCACCAAAGAAAACAAAAGCAAGTCATGGTATGCTGCAGGTTGGTATGCTGTGAAACAACATCGTGCATGGCGACTGCTTCGCAACCCAAAACTAATTGTGTTGGAACGTTATCAATATCAAGGACCATTTCACACTCAGGAGTCAGCACGTGACAAATCCCTTTCGTGATCAAGAAAAATTCATGCGGGCTTGCGATCAGTCAGTGGACGCAATGAACGAATCTCAGTACACCATGTACAAGAGTTTGATTGAAGAAGAGTTCGGCGAACTGCAACAAGCACACGACATGGAAGCAGAACTTGATGCGTTGATTGACATCCTTGTGGTCACCATTGGTGCCATCCATTCAGCAGGCTTTGATGCCGAAGGTGCCTGGAAGGAAGTCATGAGTACCAACTTTGCCAAGATTGATCGTGAAACAGGCAAGGTGCGCAAACGTGAAGATGGCAAAGTACTCAAGCCCGTGGGTTGGACTGCGCCCAACTTGGTACCGTTTCTAAAAAAATGAGCATGCACATAAATCGTTTTGTGGACTCAATAAAGGCTGCAGAAAGCCGCGGACAACGAGAACTACAAATAAGCCTGCGTGATGCCAAAGATCTGCATAGTGATATTACCAAACTGTTGCTTACACTGGAACAAATGCGAACACAACAAGCACGTGGTGCAGAAATAGTAGAAGTGCAGATCACCGGCGGTAGTTTTAAATCTACATAGTTATTGGCATAAATAAACGCGGAGTTTAATATGTCAAGACCAAAGCCTACAGTGCTGATTGAGCACACTAACAAACAGACTTACAAGACAGAACAAGTGCTGGCGTCAGAAGGTGTTTGGGCGGTGTTTTTTGATGCCAAGCCTATCAACTTGAAAACCAGCAACTTGCTTACTCAGTTTCCTGGTCCCAAGTACAAAAAAGTATCGTTCTCCAACCCAGGACACGCCATTAACTTGGCTAGAAAACTCAACACACAGTTTCGAACAGACAAGTTCAGTGTTGTGCTGTTGACACAAGGGGATAAGATCTATCCCAATGCTCAATAAACTTGCTCTTACTCAGGAACTGATAACACGTTATCCTGATGCGCCACCTCTTGATGAAGCCATGCGCACCTGGTGGCAGAACATTCAAGATGATGGTGGCCTAAGACTCACATACGAAGGTTTTTATGTGTTTGAGAACTTGCTGGAACTCAGCAGTTACACATTTGATTTGCCAGAGAAGTTGTTGACTCCCAAAAACTTGCTGGCACTAGATCGCCGCATGACTTGTCCTTACTACATGGTCAACAATCGCAAGCTCAACAAACTGGTGATGTTTGGCAGTAAAGAAGCTATGATGGCCACACTGCATGGAGACATGCAGAGATTTATCACAAGTTTAAGTTATTGATATCACGTTGAAATCGAATTTCCATCATGGTGGAATAATCATCCAACAAAAATTCACGTTGCGCACGTAATCGTTCACGATATGGTGACAAATCTATGCGTCCTTGTATCAAGTCTTGATTTAGTAGCAACGCCTGCTCAGCCCGACAATCATTGGGCATGGTATCATAACTGACATCTACTAAGTCTGTGAACATGTCAAAGCCCAGTTCTCGACAGTGTTGCACAATGCCCTGATGCCCGATTACAATAGGAATTTGTTCAGCAGCCATGGCCAATAGGGTTTTCTCTGATATGATTCCCGGGGCAGTAGCATACTCTGTTTCTGTCACAATGTTCACAGCACAGGTGCCATACACATACGCCAAGTTTATGAAGTTGTCAACATTGTTGTAGGTATAGTTAGCGTAGTCATGTTGTGGCAAGCGTATGCGATCGTGATAACTCAACACACCACCTGACCAATCTTGCAATATTTGCATCACACGTGACCTATGATCACACATGCGCCCGTTCAAACACTGCCATGCCTGTGTCCAGGGCTGATCCACAATGTGTTGCCATTCAGACCAACGCAGATACAACTGATTCACAAGATCATAGTTGTGATTGCTGAACTCAACCAATCGAACCGGACCTGTGTATATTCGATCTAGTCCGTGATTCCAGTAGGTGACCACAACACGGTCAGCACGAGATCCATAACGCTGTTCTATTGCTTCTAGTTCCAGCACACAACCGTCCTGTATGTTTACGAGGTCCTGAAAGTGCAACAACAAGATGTCTGTGTCAAAGTCGGGCAAGCGTAGATTCCAACCTGTGTGCGGCGAGCGGACACTTTCAAAGCAGTGATAAACAGGGGTAAATGTCACTCCTTTATTGGTCAACGATTTTGCAAATAAAGCACTGTAATCCATAGCGTATTTACAACAGTCAAAAGGTAGTACTTTTGTAGTACTACTTTTCGGTTGACCGAAATTGCCCGAAATGCTATAATACACACATGATGAGAAAGAAACGCACTGATCGAACCCACATTGTATACACAATCCAAATTGGATTGGAGTACTACATTGGTATTACCGCTAAAACTCAGCGCACAATCAACATGTCTATTCGTAGCCGTGTTAACAAGCACATCTACCGCGCCCGCACAGAAGACAAGAGTTGGAACTTGTACGAAGCAATTCGTGCCGCAGGCGAAGCCGCTGTGAACTACGCAATCGTGGACATTGTGCGTGGCAAAGATGTTGCACACAAGCTCGAGCGCGAGTTAATACAAAAGTATGCACCTGCATTGAACACTGATGTGCGTGTAAAATCGGTTGCACGATAATTCACAAACTGTTATAATAGTCACATACAAAGCAAAAAGGAGTCAGCAATGGAACAGTTGAAATCTTGGGAAGAGATGACAGATCTTGAGCAAGCCCAATGCACCTATTGGGACATGTACAAGGATGCCTATGGCCATCGTCCCCGCGGTGTTGACACTTCCACTTGGACCCTTGAGGACTTTGAACAGGAGTTTGCAAGCCTGGGTTCTGTTATCCAGCGTGAAGAGGCTGACCGCAAGACAGCCGAAGCCGAAGCCATTGTCAAGTTTGAAGATCGTGTGACCAGCCTCATGCACACAGGCGCTGACCGTGAGCGTGTGATTGCATGGCTCATGGATGCTGAACATGCCAACGGCGACGCTGACTATTTTTGTTTCACGCAGGGCTTGCCCTACGGTTATTTTAGAAAGGCAGCATGATGGACTTTGCACTCAAAATTATCCCCAGCGTTGGCGAAGTGGGATTGGACACAGAAGCCAGCCCGGGCAACGGATCATTCTATGTTAAGATGTACGATGGATCCTATGATGTGTGTGGCTTTGACACTGTTGAAGAAGCCTATGCAGAACTGTTAGATGTTGCAACTGATAAGGTGGCATGATGAGATTCACAGTTGAATGGCATGACAAAGCCGAACGTTGGGACGTGGTGCGCTGGAACACCACTGCGGAAGGTGTGTATGCTGGCACCACAGTGGACCGGTGTGCCATCCTTGAGGATGCTGAAGAAATTTGTGCATATCACATGGACATGATGAACCCTGCCCTGTGGGCCGAAGTTGGTTGTGAATTTGATCGGGAGACAGCATGACTAAAGTTGTGATCAACACATGCCACGGTGGCTTTGGTCTTAGTGCCAAGGCCGAGAGTAAATACCGAGAACTGGCTGGCATAACAGATCCTGATTTTCACAGCCGCCGCATTCCAAGAGACGATGAGCACTTGATTTCGATAGTTGAACTCATGGGCTCTGACACCGACGGTGAGTATGCTGAATTGAAGATTGTGGATGTTCCCGATGATGTCAATTGGTACGTTGAGGAATACGATGGTCGGGAATGGGTGGCTGAACGTCACAGAACTTGGGAGTAAATGATGACTACTGCAAAAAGTGCCATTGGCGTTGAAGGATGTTTGATACGCGGCCATGACGGAACATATTATTTCCGTGTGTACGATGCTGACCACAATTTTGTGGACTATAATTTGATGCACAGTGATCTTAGCATTACAATCACAGACCCAGATGCGTTCTTTTACGATGATGAATTCACTACCAAGCTGGATCATGCTCCTGCTACACTGGGATTAGAATAATGGCCACAAAACACAACGATGATGATTTTGATTTTCCAGACCGGCCTACGGAGCCTGATCCTTCACCAAAAGTAATTGTGCAGGCTGCAGATCTGCACCTGGGTGCTGCCACAGTGAGACCCGTGGGTCGCAGTTGGATGGAAGAGCACGGTCCGCAACCCCCGGGTCCCGGCATGAGAGCCTTGGATTTCTTAATCATAGCCATGTTTGCCGGATCTGTGTTGTTGTTTATCAAAGCATGCTCTTGGGCATTGTTCAGTTAGGCAAAATTGCTCTAGCTAGGTCCCGGGGCCAAGGCGTTGTATATAGTACATGAAACGAGAACTTGTCAACCAAGTACGCGAACTGCTAGAACGCAATCTCAGCACTGCCGAAATAGCACACAGAATGGGCATTGACATAGACTTGGTCAAAATGGCCACCAATCTCATCAATCAATTGCTGACTTAGCTGTTGCATAAGTAATTGCGATGTCAATTACTGATTCCAAAAAAATAATACCCATACAAACCACACAATACCCAACTGTGTCTCCGGTTGCGGTCGGTAATGACACACATGTGAAACTTTCTGAAATGTTTGTGGCCGCACAAAAAAGTCCAACTGAAAGTCGCAAACAAAAAAATCTCACTGAAGTTGCAATACATCACAAAACGTTTAGATCAAATCGTGTGGCCCTGATTGTCATGCCCGAATGGAGCACTATTTCGCCACCATATGGCATTGCTAGAATGGCAGCACTGAGCAAGCATGCAGGGTTTGCTACCAAAACATGGGACATAAATGCTGTGTGTAAAAAACAAGCAGGTCCGGAGTTGCTGCCGTATTGGAGCAGTTATGAAGATTGGAAATGGCAAGACCCCCATTACAGCAAAATATTGCACCCCATGCTTGAGCCAATGCTGACGCCATACATAGATGAAATCTTGTCTTGGCAACCCACTGTATTGGGATTCAGTTGTTGGTACACCAATGATGCATGTACCATGTGGATGATTGACCAATTCAAACATCGTTCTCCCGAATTGAAAATCATCATCGGTGGTCCCAATATCACACAAATGAACAACATCGGTGGCGTGAGCCCTGGCGGCGGCCGAGCCGATAACTCTGCAATTGATCATTATGTGTCTGGCGAAGGAGAAATGTTGTGGTTGCAGGTGTTGGAAAACATAGAAAATCCCACAGAACAATTGCCAAAATTTTTAACCCAAAGCAAAGATGCACGTATAGATCTGGACAGTATGCCTCCAGCTGACTACAGTGATTTTGATATCTCGTTGTATGATTCTCGCGGCATAACCAGCGAATTCAGTCGAGGTTGCATTGCCAACTGTGTGTATTGCAATGAAACAGTGTTCTGGAAATATCGTGCCAGGCAAGGATCTCGTGTGTTGGAAGAAATTGAAATTGCCTATCGCAATCAACACATACAAAGTGTCACGTTCATAGACAGTTTGCTGAATGGAAATCTTCGTGAGTTGAGAGCATTTGCCGAAGGGCTGATGGAAAGAAACATACACATCAGTTGGAGTGGCTACAGTCGAATCGATGGCAAAATGGACCGAGACTTTTGGGCACTGTTGAAAAAGTCAGGAGCCACAGGGTTTGCTTTTGGTGTGGAATCTGGATCACAGCGGGTTTTGGATCTAATGAAAAAAAACTGTCGCGTGGAATGGATAGAACAAAATTTCCGCGACATGGCTGAAATTGATTTTTGCAATCAGTTTGCCACTTGGTTCACCGGCTTCCCTGGTGAAGAACTAACTGACGTGGCACAAACACAAACCTTGATGTGGCGACTGCGGAACTCAGGCATGGGAGCTCAAAGTGCAGGCACTTGCGGACTGGGACACAACACACCCTTGGATCTAGAACGCGAACGATTTGGTGTGAGACGAATTGACTGGACCCACGGATGGGCCACACAGGATCTGCGCAACACTGTGTTTCATAGATTTGTAAGATTTAAACTTACCAATATACTGCTGGAACAATTTAGATTGCACAGCACCAAAAGGCGTTATCAACCGCACTGTCAAGAACCTGATTTAAAAAATCAATATCAAATTGAATCAGACTCTGCAAATTGGGCAGATTCAATTCCTTGGGAAAAAGACTTTGACTACGAGATTATCAAAGAGGATATCAATCCCATGGCCAATAGCCTGATCAATGAGATTTGGCCCTTGTTGCGAGTGTTTTGGTTGGCCATGGGAGCCTACCGGTTTAGAGTGGAGTTTGATCCTGATCGAGACCTTAGAGAATTTGGCACAAGACGATATCCAAAATATCCTGATAACTGGGCACCAGGAACAAAGTTTGAATTTCGTGCTGTTTACAATTTTGAAATCAATGCAGATGGAGTATGGAATGCAGATTTTGATATCAGCCTGCAAGCTGAACCCTATGATGACAATCCAACTGCCGATCATCACAATCAGGGCAAGTCGTTGAATTTTGATCTCAAATGGGTTCACACAGATGTCTGGTCCAGGCCAACAGTCACGCTTGACAATAAATAAAATTCCTGTTACAATACACATATAGGGCCGTTAGCTCATTCGGTTAGAGCAGAGGACTCATAATCCTTTGGTGCGGTGTTCGAATCACCGACGGCCCACCAATTCTGGCGTTAGTATAATGGATAATACAGCGGATTTCTACTCCGCGAATGTGGGTTCGATTCCTGCACGCCGGACCAGTAAATACACTCATGCCAGAGTGGAGAAATGGTATACTCTGCAGATTTAAAATCTGCCGTCCGCAAGGGCATACGGGTTCGAGTCCCGTCTCTGGTACCAAAGGAACAACTATGAGCGACATCAAGATTGAACCACATCATGAGAGCGAAGGCACCGACGACGACTTCTTTGATGACATCAGAGGCCGGTGGGCCCAAATGGAGGCTGAGCGTCGAGAGAGTAATGAGTTCAAAATCAACAACATGGAATATGACATGAGCCAAGCAGACTGGTTCTTGAGCCGGGTGCGCGGCAGTGAAAACTATGCCCAGAACCTGTATGCTGCCTTGTGCAACAACCAGTTTCAAAAGCAAGATGTTTGGTTGGTGTTGAAAGATGCCTACTGGAGTTGTTCATGGCGTTATGCTGGTGGTGTTGTGGCTGACTTTAGAAACTGCAACGAAGACTACATGAACTGGTACTGCTCAGGCATTGGTCCCAAGGAAGACACTGAGTTTGTGGGTGAAGGTACGGTCACCGACGAAATCGCCGCAGATTTGGCACTCCTAGGATGGCGTGTGATTGAGGAGCCCGACAGTGAATAACTCAGTATACAAACATCGTCCAACTACACCCAACTGGATGTATCATAAGGCCAATTTAGACACAGTAAAATTTTCAATTATACAAAAAGAACTGTTGAAATTGTTTTTGATTACCAAGAAAGAAAATCTTGTTCCCTACACCAGCACCTTTGTGGAAATACATGACAAAGAACTCATGCGCGAAACTTGCACCATAATGATGCAAGAATTTACAAGACTAAACCTATACAACAATTTCTTTGTGATATCTTTTATTTCTGTAGAAAGTAATCGTGAATTTCCACCGCATGTGGATGTGGGAGTAGATATTGCGTTGAACATACCGTTGATTAATTGTGAAGGCACATACACTGTGTGGTACGATGGCCAGTTAAAAGACCAAGGACTTCCAACCTATGCTATAGGTTCGCCCATTGCTGAAATATCCAGAGTTGCAAATCCCCGCACGGTGAATGAAATTGGACGTTGCGATGCTAGTATTCCGCATTGGATCAATGTTAACATGATTCATCGTCCTGAAACTACGCACGACCAATTTAGAGTGGCAGCCAGTGTGAGATTTGATCCTGAACCTGTGGATGAACACGGTGAATTGTGGCCACATTTGATACGATGAGATTGTGTTAATAACAGGCAGTCTGACAACAAGTAACAGTAAATAACTTATGCAAAAATATCTTCAATCAACTCCAGATTGGTTGTACCACTCTCCAGCGTTGGATTACAATGCGTTGCCAACAATACAAAAAGAATTAATCAAGCTATTAATTTATACCAAAGACATATTGATGGTTCCTTATTCCAGCACTTTTTTTGTGTATGGTACGTTACCCAGCGAAAAGGAAAAAATATTTGCGTTGTGTCCTGTTTTGATTCAAGAGTTACTGCGTTTGGAGTTGTTGAATAATTTTCACTTTGTAGGGTTTGTTTCAGTAGATGCCAGCAAAGAATTTCCACCACACATTGATACTTTGGATGTGGGTCTCAATATTCCTTTGTACAACTGCGATGATACCTATACTGTGTGGTACGATGCTAAAATATTAGATCAGACATTTCCAGATCATGTCATTGGCTCGATGGGGGTTAAGGCCGCTAGAATTGTAGAAAAAAAGAATGCTGTGGAGATTGGTCGAGTCGAAGCCAACCAGCCCTTGTGGATCAACACCAATGTGGCTCACAGGCCCGAAACACATCATGACAAACTAAGAATGGCTGCCAGCTTGAGATTCAAGCCTGAGCCCATTGACGAAAACGGAAACCTGTGGCCGCATTTGATTAAATAGTAGTTATTGCTGTATGAAGTAAAGAGAAAAGTGTTCTGGACGGGGGTGCGAATCCCCCCAGGTCCACCATTAAGTATATTTAGATGTTGGTTCGATTCCAACCCTGGGAAGAGTAGCATAATTTGGCAATGCGAAGTATACTTAATAATGGGCCTGCATAGTTTCGACAGGGCAACAAGTAACAGAGTGGACAGCACGGTAGGCGATGACCGTTAATCAAGCAAAAACCATAAATGCAAACGATAGCGTTTATTCATTGGCCGCGTGAGCTGCCTAGGGTAAGACATACCTCGTAACAGAAACTCAGAACCCGCTTCGGCGGGTTTCTCTTTAATAAATATCTCAATGATAGTTTACATACACGGTGCGTCGGCCACAGCAGAAAGTTTCACACACATCAGACAGTTTGTGCGCGACCACACAGAAGAACCCGACACAGCCCTGGAATACAACAGCGAAGCAGGATTTGATCACAACTTGGCTGAAATGAAAGGACAACTGGACGACGAGGATCGATTGTTCTTTGTGAGCCACAGCCTGGGTGGTATCTATGCCCTGCACTTGGCCAATTACTACCAGGAAACCACAGTGGGTGGTGTGAGCCTGAGCACACCCTATGGTGGCAGCAAACAAGCAGATTATGCACGTTACTTCTTGCCGTTCAACCGGCTGATGAAAGACATTGGTCCTGCAAGTCGACCCATGGCCGATGCTAAAAAACTGCCAGCACCACCATGTTGGACACAGGTTGTGACCACACGTGGTGCCAGTCCTTGGATACAAGAACCCAACGATGGTGTGGTCACAATAGAGAGCCAACAGTATCGTACAGACTTTGAACTGGTGGAATTGCCGCTAAATCACTACGAAGTTGTGATCAGCAATCAAGTGGTTGAAATTATCTTGGCGCGAATTGCTCGAGTAATCTAATAAAAATGTTGACTGTTTGTCAACATTAATATATACTACACACAAGGAAATACCATGAGCAAAGGCACACGACCCCGTCCGTCAGTGGTCAGTCAACAAGAACTGGCCAACCGACACGAATCAATTTTTGGCCGGAAGCCGCCAAAGGAACGTTATGTTCCACCACCCTTGCCCGCAGAACTGGCAGGTCCTGGTTCGTTTGAACGTCAACTGGGCACTACAAAACTTCCGCCTGGAAGAACATAAATCGGCAAAAGACCTTTAGAAAATCATTGACTTTCTTGTCACTGTCATATATAATACACTATGAACAAGCAAAACGCCCAACTGTCCTTTGAGATACCCTCGCATGATTATCGCGAGGCGCTGGCCTACATTATACTCAGCGGGAGGAATGGTACCTAATATAAAAGTACTATTCAAGCAAAAACCCGCTTTCTAGGCGGGTTTTTCTTTTTGTGCTAGACCAATAATGGCAGAGGTGTTATACTAAGGACTAGTCAGAAAGCAACAGCAAAGTTTGCAAAGACCCTACAAGTTGAAGGGATTTTGCAAAACAAGTTGACCAGAATAACACAAGATGTTATACTAGAGACTAGTTAGAAAGCAAGGCGGTCCTCGAATGTAAGAACCCACGCAGAGATGCAAAAAGGGTTGGAACCAAGGGACACGAAGCGAGTTTGTAGACTCGGCCTCCGCAGTTTAAAACAGCACAGTCGATCGAGACTAGTTGTACGGCTCGTTAAAAATTGAATTTTTCGTATAGCCCTGTTTAAGTTACAGGGACTATATGTAAACACATTAGGGTTACCTAGTCCGTTAGGGGTGAACGAAGGTTGATACGAACCGGATACCCATGAAGCAGGAGGGTTCTAAAGTATGACGAGACACCATCGAGTCAAAGGGCAAGAACTATCAAACTCCAGGGAGGCGACGGAACAAATAGGCATGTAATGAGGTCTTGATGCAAGTTGGTGATGAGTGTCAAAAACTTCCCTAATGTATTTTCATATAGTAAGTTATATGTAAACATGCTTCAGCGGGTCACCCGTGACGGATAGTTTCTGTTTGGTACAGTATCCGAAGTGTGTTTTCATATAGCATGCACGATTCGTCTATCGGTTTAGGACACCAGCCTTTCACGTTGGTAAGACGGGTTCGATTCCCGTATCGTGTACCATTTTTGGAGACGTGGCAGAGTGGTTGATTGCACGAGACTGTAAATCTCGCCCCTAAAAAGCGCGGTGGTTCGAATCCATCCGTCTCCACCAAACAACCTGATGCTGGGCAGGACAAGGCCCAGCAGTCCTATCCCAAGGATCACTGACACTAGAATGTCAGGCCGATGCGCATCGCAAGCCCTACCACGGGTGCCGATGGACGATAAATTGGGAAGCAGTAGTTAGCAGTGGGAGGCGAAAGCCGCATTTTTGTTTTTATAGTTAAGCACCGATAAGGTATCGCGTATGGACGCATACGCTATTCGGGCCCAAGCAGCCGGCGACGGGTCCTGACATAACTGCATCGGCTTTGACTGGGAAGCACCCAATGTCTAAATTAGCGTTCTCGGTGCTTAACTATAAAAATTGGTCTCAAGGTGTTCACGGACGCACACATGCCTGTCACGCATGAGGAGGGGGATCGTTACCCCCTGGGACCGCCAAGTTTAAGAGTTCGTCTAGAAACCGGTAAATTGTAGTTTAGTCTACAAGCTCTTGATTAGTTTTACAGATAATGATTTTGCGACATAGGATGTAACGGAGTGTGGTTTGCTTCAACCTTTGAGTACGAGGGTTTTCTTGCGTGGGTTCGAAT